CAGTAGCGATACTGATCCGCTATGGGGAGTGGGCCGAGCTTCAAAAGCTTCGGTGTGTTCAGACCCACTACTTTGACTCGGAGTCGTACTGGGCAGATAACCTCATCACTGAGATTCTGCGCAAGTGCGATCTACCAACGTCAGTAGACCGGGAGCAAGCTGCGATAGATACCTTTCTTGCTTGTGAGAAAGCAAACTGTCGCACAAATGCCCGCCTGCATCGGTTCCTGCCCGAATCCCTCTTTTTAGAGGAAGGGGAGGAGCCCGTTATTCGATTCATCACCGAATGGCGGAAAGATGTGCATGCGGTTATGGGTAACTTGCCTGACGGCCTAGTCCCGAGGTTCGGGCAAGGCGCCACGTATGCTGACACGGGGTTGCTAATCACAACACCGGACAAGATGTCCAGTCGTCCAACGGTTTACGCGGGAACGAGATGCCTTCTCCATCACTGGAGTGACACTCTCTGGGCCAGATCTCTTGTGGAGTCTGGTCCTTACCGTAGTAATCCGCGGACAGTTCGAGGCAACATTTTCTTCTGCGTCCCAAAGGACGGAACGAAGTTCCGGGGATGCGGAAAGGAAGCGTCTATTCCAGTGGGCTACCAACTTGATGTTGGTCGCTTACTGAAGACGCGATTGCATCGAATTGGAATCGATCTCCGCAAAGGCAAAGCTATACACATGATTCTCGCGAGGGAATCTAGTGTGTCGCAGCGCTTTGGTACGATCGATATGAGCAATGCGTCCGACACCCTAGCAAGGGTGCTGGTGAAACTACTCGTTCGAAACGATTGGTTTCTATTGCTCGACTCCCTCCGGGCGTCACATACACGGGTGAAAGGCAAATGGTTTAGACTAGAAAAGTTCTCCTCAATGGGGAATGGATTTACGTTTGAACTTGAGACGATCATCTTTGTTACGATGGCTCGCACTCTAGTTCGCCTTGAAGGGGGTGACCCCTCTGAGGTGAAGTGCTATGGGGACGACCTCATAGTACCCAGCATTAGCGTTCCTTCGCTAATGAAAGTGCTGGAGTGGTTCGGTTTTGAACCGAATATGAAAAAGTCCTTCAGTGAAGGGCCTTTTCGGGAGAGTTGTGGTGGCGATTTTTGGGAAGGTGTCCCCGTGAGGGGTCACTACCTTGAGAGTTTGCCAGATGAACCACAACAATGGATCTCATTGGTTAACGGACTTCGCAGATTGGCTTTTGTCGACGGCCAGAGACTACCTAACCGGTGGTCTAAGGTCGCTCGTACTTGGCGCGCTGCTTTGGCTGTTATACCATCTGATATCCGCAGGTGCATCGGTCCTTCGTCACTTGGCGACATCGTTATAAACGACGACGACCCAGGACGTTGGCACACGAAGCCTCTCAACCCCCACATGGGTTGGGACCAGCAGACGGTGCCAGCGTACGTACCGGTCCCATATGTGATTCCATGGTCACATTGGAAACCTGCAACGCAGCTTGCTGCTGCTGTGCTTGGCTATGGGTCCGATGGCATTACCCCTAGGGATAGTGTCACTGGATACCGTATCAAGCGTGTCCCCATCAGGGGCATTGCTGATACCATGGTTGGCTAAGCCGAAAGTGGCCGCGTGAGCGGTCGCTGACGACTTCGTAGATTCATCATCTACTTGGACCCGCGAGGGGTAGCTACCTTTGGTAGTGAAGTGGGTCTCGGTCGTAGAAGTCGT